CAGCTGCAGCACCAGAAGCACCAGTTTCATCAATACCACCTATCTCTCCTAGACCTTTTTAATACTATATAACATTAGATACTAGTATTCTTATGGCTGAAGAAGTAAAGGAAGAACTTAAAGAAGAAGAGGAAAAGAAAGGTCCTCTTCAGAAACTAAAAGATAAAATTCTTCCAGATCAGGATGAGCAAGCAGCAATAATTAGTACATTTGTGCGGCTTGGAGTGTTGGTTTGGAGTGGTGGAATTTTGACATTAAATTATGTGGCCATACCAGGTGTACCACAGCAGAAAATAGATCCAACTTTTATAGCTTCAGTTTTTACAGGGGTTTTGGCTAGCTTCGGAATTCAGACCGCATCTAAGAAAGGTGATGGTACTATGAAGATGAATGGTAATGGTGCTAATGGTGGACCTCCTCCTGTTACTGCAAAGGATATAGAGGCAATCATGGCAAAAGCACCTGCTGGTCCTGTTCAAACTATTAGAGTAGAGCAAGCACCTCTTAAGATTACTACTGACACAAAATCTGAAGAACCTTATAAGATGTAAGATGAATCAACTTAAGAAAGCATTTGATACTGTTGTTGGATGGGATAGAGAAGCAGCAAAAAGACTGCAAAATCATTTCAATCTGACTGATTATCAAATGCTTTGTATATCATTTGCTAAAGGTTTCCTTATTGCTGCTATTGCGTTATGAACGATTTACTCTTCCATGTATATGACAAAAATGATGATGTCATTGTACATAGTTTGAGTGTCGATCAGTTGGAAGAGATGTTAAAAAAAGAAAAGATATCTACTTCAAAGCATGATATTGTACCAGTATGGGAACCTCCTTCTGATATTGAGGCAAGTTATTAGATGAACCCCTTTACAGATATGTTGTTCACATTAATCTGGTTATTTTTATTAGTATGGGCCATACGTACCATGATAAGGGGATATAGTGCATATACTCCCCCATCAAATGCAGGTTATAGTGTAGAAAAGAAAACAGTAACTAAAATACCTCATCCAGAAATGGCAGAGGTTAAGCAGGGAGATGAGTTACTTGTAGTTAAGTTCGGTGAAGAAGAACTAAAGGATCCTTTGCTCCAATCATTACAAGAAAGAATAGATACGATTGATTTAGAACAAGAAGAGGAAGAGGAAGAAGATGATGATGGAGATATTGTTGTAAGAGCCTAACAGTGTCAGTGAGTCCACACTGAACTAGGCAAAAATACCCAATCTATGCTATAAATATTTGATAGTATGGGATTGAAACAATCATGCCCCTGACTCAACAGCGACATTACACAGTCGGTTATCACGACTTAGCACAAAAGAAATATGAAATTTGTGAGTATGCCATGAGTGCATATGAAGCAATAGAACACAGTAAAGAGGATGTATCCTGTCTAAAGGAGCATCCTCATTTTGTTGATTACTGTAAGAACGAAGAGGTTGATAACATCTCTCGTTTTATGGCAGCAGGTATTCCAATGGGACATTAATCATGAAACATGAGATTATGTGGTGGATGAGTAGATTAACTATCATGCTCACTTCACTCTTCTTATCAATGACATTAGC